CCGTCATGCGGTCATCGAGATCGGCGATCCAGTCCGCCCAGTCCGGGGGCACGGCTGCGACGGTCTCGGCAGCCGGCCGGGCGAGCCTCGCCTCGGCATAGGAGGCACAGCCCGCGTCACCAGTTCCCATCGTTGCGGCGCAGCCGGTCAGCAGGATCGCCAGCGCCGCGGCCATCGCGAACCGCGTCGCGCCCGCGTTCGACGCGCTTGCTCTTGTCTTCCATCGCATCACGTTCGGCCTCCCGTTTGCCTTCGCGCTCCCCTTCCACGCGGCCCCAGAACCGGCCGAGGACCACCCCACCAACCGCGCCCAGAGCCCCGACCAACCAGATCAGAATGTCAGCCATCGTCCCGCTCCCCGCGCGCCGCGGCGACGCAGAGGGCGACGACCAGAACGCCGAGGCTGCCGCCCACGACCAGACCTGCGAGGAACTCAAGCATCGCCGCGGAACCCCCGCTCGATCCGGTCGCGCAGGCCGATCAGGCCGAGCCCGAGGAACATCAGCCCCGCGGGCGAGGCGTCGCCCGAACCGGCGAGCAGCGCGACGAGGCGGGACAGTTCCCCGAACGGCCCGGCCGGGGGCAGTGCGAGTGAGGCGATGCCGGTGAGCACGGCGAGAAGCCCCGCCCACCAGGTGAGCGAGGTCAGTCGGATGTAGCGCATGGGGGTCAGGCCCTCCGGATCAGGGTGGAAAAGAATGCCGCCAGCCGGGCCAGCCAGCCGGTGGGCGCGTCGGGAGCAGGATCGAGGACCGGCGGCCTCGGCAGCGGCGACGGCCGCAGCAGCGCCAGAGCCTCATCCTCGGTCAGGCGTCGGATTGGTCGGGAGAAATCGACGCGGCCCGTGCGATCCACGGACCAGACCGGGATGGTTCCGCCGGGATAGCGGCCATGGCGGAACAGGTCGCGCTCGGCTTCCCGGCGCGGAATGATCGAGGCCGGTCGCCGCCAGTTCAGAAACGCGTCGGCGGCTGCAACGCGATTTCCGGCATTGAGGTGGCGGGTCAGCGCCGCCCGCGCGATGCCGCCGGTGTTGTAGTGGAAGCTGACCAGCGCATCGAACTCGTGCGGCGCCAGCGGCACCTTCACGGCGCGCAGGACCGCGGCCTCGTAGCGCGCGAGATCGGCGCGGAAGACGCGGAACGCCTCGCGGATCCCGGCGTCGAGATCGGCCGGCATGCCGCGCGGCATGGTGGCAGGATCGGGCGGTCCAGCCGCAGCCGTGTGGCCGATTCCGAAGGTCCAGACCTGTTTCACATCGAGATAGGGCCCGGGCACGAGTCCTTCGTGCCGGACGAGGGCCAGCAGGCCCCGGTCGGTCATGTGCATGGGATTACCGGAGAAGCGAGAGGACCAGGATCAGCGCCGCGACGGCAAGGCCGATGCGCAGGCGGTGAGCGAAGGCCTGCCGAGGGTCGGCGGGGTCGCAGCGGAGAGAGCGTGCGAGGCGGAGAAGGTCATTCATCGCCGTCGCCCTGATTGGCGCGGCGCAGCCGGGCGAGCAGCATCTCGATGAAGGCCGGCCCGAAGACGCCCACGAGATAGGCGGCGGACCCTGCAGCACCGCCTGCCGGGATTGCCTCGGGCGGCAGGGCCATCCAGCTCGTGATGACAGCCATGGAGAGGCTGCCCATCCCGGCCGCGATCAGTCCGCCGAGCAGGATGTGCCGCAGCGCGTCGCGCAGCCGCATCTTCGTGGTCAGCGCGTTCGTCGCGCCGCCGAGCGCGCCCCAGGCGGCGAGGATCACGGCGGTCGAGGCCGCGAGTTCGCGCAGCACGGCGGCCACAAAGCTGCCGGTGTCGTTCATCGCCGGATCTCCAGAAGCGGAATGGAGGTGATCGAGCCGAGCCGCTCGAGGTCGAGCGTCACGTCGAGCGCATCGGTGTCGAAGCGGACCGGCACATCGAACTCGAAGCTCGCGGTTATGGCGACGCCAGCGCCCGGCGCGCTATCGAAGGTCACGACACCGGTCGTGGCGTCGACGGTCCAGCCGCTGCCCTGCTCGGTGCCATCGAGCGCGATGCGCACGCTGCCCGCCACCGGCTTGGCGATGGCGCGCGTCCAGGATTGCGCGCCGGAGGCGTAGCGCTTCACCAGTTGGAACGCCGTCGTCGCGCCGTCGCCGGTGCCAATCGCCTGGTCGGTCGGCGATGGCGTGCCCGAGGGCGGGCTGGACTTGTGGTCGCCCCAGTCCTTGAAGCGAAAGCCATGGAGGCGGCCGTTGCGCGCCTCGAAGAAGGCGACGACGGCCGCCAGATCGTCTGCGCGGCGGATGCCATAGGCGACATCGTAGCGGCGGCGCGAATTGGCCCAGCTGGCATTGCGTTCCTCGTCGCCAGAAGCCAGTTCGACAATCTGCGTGCGCCGCTCCGGCCCGCCGCGCGCGCCACGGCTGATATTGTCCGGAAACCGGACCTCGTGAAACGCCATCACATGCCTCGCCGCCCGAGATTGACCGCGCGCGCGATGTCGGCTGCGACCTGTGTTCTGGACTGCCGGAAGCTCTCTGCGTCGCGCGCCATGATGGTGACATTGACGGTCGTCCCGCCATCGCCCCGCGCGCCGTAACCCGCAGCCTCTCGGCGCGAAAGCACCCGCTCGCCGCGCTGCAGGATCGCGGGCACCTCATCCGGCCGCAGACCGGCCCAACCGCCCGCATGCATCCGCGGGGCACCAGCGAAGGCCAGCGCCGGGACCATGCGGTCGGGACCGGGCATGCCTACCGTGCCGCCTGCATGCAGGACGGAGGCGAACATGCCGCCGGCGCCACCGAGGACGCCCGAGCGCAACCCCGCCAGAGGGCCGAGGATGAAGCGCCGCACCGCGAGCCGCGCGAGATCGGCGATCATCGAGGTGACAAGGTCGCGGAAATCGAGCTTACCCTTGCGCACAAAGTCGGCAATGGCGGTCTCGGCGGATCGGAAGGCGCCCACCAGCGCATCCCCGATATCACTACCGATCTCGCGGGCGCGGTCCGCATAGTCCGACAGCGCCGCCGTCACCGCCTGCCAGCCGGTAAGGGCCGTGTCCGCGCCGCTGCCGGTCTCTTCCCCCGCCTGCCGGCCTGCAGCACCTGCGCGCCCTGCGGCAGCTTCGGCCTCGTCGAGCGCATCGGCCACGCGTTGTGCCCCGGCGCTCGCGGCATCGAGCGCATCCTCGGTCTCATCACCCGAGCCCTGAACCGCTGCCACCAGCGCGGCCACCGCCTCGCGCAGGCCATCGAAGGCCGTGGCGCGGGTTTCAGCAGCACGCTCGCGAAAGCGCTCGGCGGCAACACCAGCATTGCTGGCCGCATGATCCAGCATCGACGCCCAGGACTGCGCCCCGAACCAGTCGATCTGCAGGTCCGAGCCGATGCGCTCGGACACCGCATTGAAGATCGGGCCGATCTGGCCAAGGAAATCGGCCCATCTGCCCGCAAGGAAGGCCATCAGCCGCGTCCAGATGCCCTCGATATCGGCGCGCATGGCGCGAAAGTCGTCGGCGAAAGAGCCGAGATAACGACCCATGCCGTCCCAGACGGCGCGCGCCACATCGCCCATCAGCTCGAGCGCATTGCCAAACCCCCCGGCGCCGGAGACCAGCCGCCCGAACTGATAGACCAACTCGCCCGCGCCGACGATCAGCGCCCCGATGCCGGTGCGGATCAGCGCACCGCGCAGGACGCCCAGCGCCGTGGCCAGCCCGCGCACCGAGAGCGCAGCAGCCGCCAGCCCGGCAACCCAGCGCCCGGCCATGAAGGCGGCAAACGTGCCAGCGATACTGGCCAGACGCCCGATATTATCAAACAGCCCCCGGATGGCCTGACCGAGGGGGCCGGTCGTGCGGGCGACAGCCGCCATGGCATCGGCCACGGACTCCAGCGCCGGAGCGGCGGCTACCGCCAGTTGGTTCGAGAGTCCGCGCCAGATCAGCCCCAGCCGCGAGATCGCATCGTTGGTGCGTTCGATCTGGCGGGCATCCTGGTCCGAGACCACCACCCCGAAATCCCGCACATCCTCCGTCGCCTGGCGCAGCGTCGCCGTGTCGATGCGGGTGAAGACCAACGCAGCGCGGTCGCCGAAGAGTTGGGAGGCCACGGCCGCGCGCTCTGCCTCCGGCACGTACTGCCCGAGCGCCTGCTGGATCGCGGCGATGCGCGCATCGAGCGGCAGGCGTTGCAGATCCTCCGCCGACAGCCGCAGCCGGCGCAGCGCCTCCACCGCAGGACCCGTGCCAGCAGCGGCCTGGCTGAGCCGTCGGGTCAGCTGGACGGTTGCCTGCTCGACCTGACCCATGGACACGCCGGCCATCTCGCCCGCGCGCTCCAACACCTGGATGCTGGCGACGGTGGTGCCGAGGGAGGCGGCGAGCTTTGCCTGCGCATCCACCGTCTGGAGCCCCGAGCGCACCATGGCCACGCCGGCAGCGGTCGCAGCTGCGACGGCGGCCGCTGCCGCCACGCGCACGCGCCGCGCGAAGCCCGCCAGCCGCCGGTTCGCGGCCTCCATCTCCTGGCTCAGCCGCCCGAAGCCGCGCTTGCCGGCCTCGCCCACGCCTTCGAGCTCAGCGCGCACCTGCCGTCCGCCCACGGCCGCGAGGCGGACGGAGACACGTTTTTCGGCCATTCCCGATATTCCTTGTGAAGAAGACGTCGGCCCGCAGAACAGCTCCACGCGCCCCTTGAAATATGTATCATGTCGTGATACATATCCCCATGATCGTCAGCACGAAAGGCAAGCGCGCGGCGAACGCGGTGGCGGATCGGTTCGGCAAGGGTTTCCCGGCCGATCTGGTCAAGCGAACGCGGGCGATGCTGTCGGCGCTCGATGCCGCCGTGGTCCTCGAGGATCTCCGGTTTCCGCCGGGCAATCACCTCGAGGAACTGAAGGGCGACCGCGCGGGACAGCATTCGGTGCGCGTGGGCGGCCAGTGGCGCATCTGCTTCGTGTGGACCGATCAGGGACCGGCCGACGTCGAGATCGTCGACTACCATTGAACAGGCATTGAAAGGGCGCGACATGACACTGATGAAGAACCCCTCTCACCCCGGCGAGGTTCTGGAAGAACTCTATCTCGGGCCGCTCGACCTGAGCCCGATCGCGCTCGCCAAGCGTCTGCATGTTCCCCGCACGCGGATCGAACGGCTGGTGAGGGGTGAGACGACGCTCACCGTGGACACGGCGGTGCGGCTGGCGAAGTTCTTCCGCACGACGCCGGAATACTGGATGAACCTTCAGCGGGCGTGGGATCTGGCCCGCGCGCGCGCCACGATCGACGTCTCAGACATCACGCCCCTCGAGGCGGCCTGACGTCATCTGTTCGTTGAGCTTGGTCACCATCACCGCCTCGATGGGCGGCAGCAGTTCGGCCATGGCGAGGGGCGGCACGCAGAGGGCGTCACCGAGCGCCAGCGCGGCGGACATGTCCCAGCCGATCACCGCGCCCGGCAGTACGCGGAGCTGCCCGCCGAGACGGCCGACGAGATCCCAGACCTGCCAACCCTCCGGCGTTTCCGGACGGTTCAGCCGCGCCGGGCAGTCCGGGCAGGTTTGCGTGCACGCTTCGCAGTATCTTGCGCCCCCGCCGAATTCCCACTCGGCAAGGGCGCGGAGGCGTTTTTTTCCTGTTCCAGCAGCAGCCCCTTCGAGACATAGGTCAGCTGGAAGGCCTCGAAGATCGGCCAGATGTCGAGCAGCGCGTCGATGGCCTCGGGGCTCGGATCGATGGGATTCCCGTCCGCATCGCCGATGCCCGCCCAGGCCAGCACCGCCCGGCGTGCCAGCGCCTTCGCGAAGGCCATGGCGCGCTCCTCGTCGGAGGCTTCATCGGGCACGGCTTCCACCTCCGGATCGCTGCGCGTGGCCACCATCAGCGCGGTGGTCAATGGGCGCAACTGCACCCGCACCCCGGGCGCAAGGTCGTGCCAGCGCGGCGCGTTTGTCAGGTCGAGCGTGAGCATCAATACGTCTCCACATCATTCACGAGGGTGGCGGTGCACATCCGCCCCTCGACGCTGTCGCGCGCCGCCTGCCAGTCGAAACTGGCCTGCACACCTTGCGGGCCGGAAATCTCGATGCGCGGGCGGGGCAGGTAGACGGCGTGCACGGTGAAGGTGAAACTCTCGCCCGAGGGCAGGCTGTAGGCGAATTCCATCGCGCAGGGATCGCCATTGATCGCCTGCGTCACCAGCGTCTGGTCGGCGAAGCGCACCTCGATCCGCCCCGTGAGCGCGGCGATGGACGGGTCCGCGCCATCGATACGGCCATCAGCGCGGATGGTCTCGATCCGGTCGAGATTGTTGGCGTAGGTGATCTCGGCTGACACCACATTACCCAGCGCTGTCCCGTTGCGTTTGATGGACCCGTTGAAGTGGCCGAAGCGCTGCAGGTCGAGCGTGGCAGGTGTGCCCGCGCTGGTGGCAGTGCTCACAGTCGCGCCCTGCGCCACCAACCGCGCGGTGGCCGTCAGCAGCCCCGAGCGCTGCATCTGCCATGAAAGCTGATCCAACACGCAGCCCGAATACATCGCATAGCGCGGCACCTCAGGCATGCCGGTCTCGATCGACATGCTTGGCAGCGTCCAAGACCCCGACTGGAACTCGTGTGTCCAGGGGCCGGTGCCGGTTGTTGTCGGCGCACCGAAGGCCGCCTTCAGCCAGAACCCGAAGGCCTGCGCATCGATCGGCACCACCACATCGCCATCCGCGGTCACCGCATCCTTGATCGGCGGCAGCGGATCGCGACCGTAACCCAGAAGCTCGCTGTTCAGAAGCGGCTGTTCGGCCCCCAGCGTCGCGCTGGCAAAGGGCATACGGGTGAAACCGCTCGCGGGCGGCGTGCCATATGTCGTCTCGAACGCCAGCGCCATCTGCGCCCGCGCGCCTTGCGCTCGTGCCATTGTCGTCTCCTGTGGTGTTGGGTGTCAGCCGCTGAGCGGGTCGGCCGTGGAATAGTGCAGGATCACCGGGATCACGGCGGCCTTGAGGCTGGCCGCGCCCTCTACCGGCAGATCGACCGGGCGCGGCGCTTCCGCCTCGACCCAGTCGCAGAGCCCGCCCAGCGTCCGGTCGGCGGCGAGTGCTGCACCGATGCTGGCGGTCAACGTGTCGAAGGCGGCATCACGGTCGGGGCCCTGCACGACCGCCTCGATCTCGGCGCGGTGCTGGTAGTGGTAGCGCAGTGGCGACAGCGTCACCTCGGGTTCACCGGGCTCACCGTCGCGGAGGATCAGCAGCCCCTCGCTCGGGACACGTTCGGGCAGCACCTCACCCCGCAGGGCGGTGGCGGGCAGCGCCGAAAGCCGCGCATGCAGCGCGGCGAGGATCGTTTCGCGGGGTGTGGGCATTACGGATGCTCTTGCTGAATTGTGACTTCTTCGAGGGGTGTTGATGTGCTAAAGGTAATACCTGTGAATACCCGTATGGAGTCATCCCCATGAACGCCGTCCGCCCAATTGCCGTGAAACTTGATCAGAACACCCGCGACCGCCTCAAGCGATTAGCGCAGGCCAGAGACCGCTCCACCCACTGGATGCTCCGCGAGGCCGTGGCGCAGTTCGTCGATCGCGAGGAAAAGCGCGAGGCGTTTCGTCAGGCCGGGTTGCAGGCATGGGAGGAATTTCAGGCCAGTGGCAAGCACGTCACGCATGACGAAGCCGATGCCTGGCTTGCCAGGCTGGAAGCGGGTGAAGATGCGGACGCTCCTGAATGCCACGACTGATCTGGTCTCCCGCAGCTCTGCGGGACGTTGAGCGGCTCTGCCGGTTCCTCGCCGACAAAAACCCCGATGCAGCGCGCCGCGCGGCCAAATCCATCCGCGAGGGCATGAACATACTGCGCGACCAGCCGGGTGTCGGTCGCCCCGTCGAGGAGATGGCTCCGGAATTCCGCGAATGGTTCATCGCGTTCGGTGACAGCGGGTATGTGTCGCTCTATCGGTTTGATGGCGAAACAGCGGTGGTCCTGGCCGTTCGCCACCAGCGTGAAGCTGGGTATTGAGGGTGGGCGAGCGGCTACAGCCTCCCATCCACCCAATTCGCCACAATCAACCCCGGCACCGCCTTATGCGCGCGCTCAGCATCCCGCGCCAGATCCAGCCGTTTGGGCAGCTTGACCTGCGGGACCAGCAGGAAGATCGGCACTGTGACCTGGTTGCGGCCGGTCTTGGAACGTGACGCCACAGCCTGGCCGCGGGTATTGATCCGGGCGCGGTCGGCCACAAGCAGGCTGGGACCGCGCGGGCGGTAGACGAAGCGCAGCCGCAGGCCACGGCGGCGCTCCCATTCGCCCGGGGTGATCCGACCACCGCGGAAGCCGCGCCCGGCGGCTTCGGTGGGGATGGCCAGCCAGAAGCCATTTCGCGAGCGGATCAGCGGGCCGGTGTCATGGGCACCGATAATTACCGGCGCCTTCGACCAGACGAGGGCGGCGGCGTTCAGACTCTGGCGCCCCTTCGGGTAAGTCTGGCTCCGTATCGAGCGGGCAAGGCGCTGGCCGAGCCCCGCGCCCACGATCTGCGCTCGCCAGGCGGTCTTGAGGATGTTTCCGGCCTCGCGCGTGGCGGCGGTGACAGCCTTCTCGCCGGCCCTGATTTCGGCGGCCATCATGGCGGCCAGGTCGGGGGTGATATCGAGCTTCAGCTTCATCGCGGTCAGGCCGGGCGCAAGTCGACGGTCCAGACCAGCCGCTCGCGGTCCCGGACCGGCTCACCCTGGATTAGGAACGCCTCGCTTTCGATCTCGATGCGGTCGCCGGGACGCGGGTTCGGAACCTCGGCGATACGCAGATCAACGCGCGTGGTCTCCGACCAGAGGCGCGCTTCGCCGAAGCCGGTGACATCGTCCGGCCGCCGCAGGATGGCGCGCACGAGCACCGGCGCACCACCCTCGGC